CCTGTTAATGGAAACGTAACGTTAAGCATACCTACCGTAAACAATGCCACACTCACCATAACACAGGGCGGCACAACAAAAGGCACATTTACTGCTAATGCAAGTAGTAACGTAACGATTGATTTGGATGCATGGGGTACGGTTGATGTTGATAACTCTACGATTACTCTAAACTCAAGCGACCAAATTCAGACAGTGGCGGTTAAGGATAATCGTAGCGGTAATGCCATTAAGACTTGGACAGGTACTAGAGCTCAATATGATGCCATCCTGAGCAAAGATGCAAACACGCTGTATAATACTGATAACGGACTGTTTTTAGGAACGACGCCAGTAGCCAACTTATCATCTGTTAGAAATATCGGTGAGATAGTTCAATCAACTATACCTTTAACTGATGCCGGGTTGCATTTACTTGATGGTAGCTTGATTAGTGGCTCAGGTTCTTATGCTGATTTTGTAACTTATATTGCAGGTTTAGTAGATACTTATCCTGATTTGTTTATATCTGAAAATGATTGGCAGACAAGTGTTACTCAATACGGTGTTTGTGGCAAGTTTGTTTATGACTCTGTAAATAACACAGTAAGACTTCCGAAAATTACAGGCTTTATTGAGGGTACAACTGACGCAACCGCTCTAGGTGATTTGGTTGAAGCAGGGTTGCCGAATATTACAGGTACATATACAGATAAAGATGGTTTTTATAACAATAATATTGGTACAGGTGTCTTTAAACAAATAAACTCATCTGCTACTGGTAATTATGTTGGTGCAGCACAAAATAATAGAGCTTACTCTATTATGGAGTTTGACGCTTCTCGTTCATCATCAATTTACGGCAATAGTTCAACAGCTCAACCACAATCTATAAAAGTTCTGTATTACATTGTCATAGCAACATCAACAAAAACAGATATACAAGTTGATATTGATGAGATTGCAACAGACTTGAATGGAAAAGCTGATGTTGATTTAACTAATTGCACGAAACCGCATATTGTGGAAACCTATATCAACGGCACTTCTTGGTATAGGGTTTATTCTGACGGTTGGTGTGAACAAGGGGGAACAACAAATTATTCAACAAATCCTTTGACAATAAATCTTCTCGTTGAAATGCTAGATACTAATTATACAGCTTTGGCAATAGAGCAAAATACTAGTGGTGGTTGTTGGGCTCAAATTACAGGAAAGTCAAAAACAACAGTAAGTATAGGTAGATTTTACGCAAGTGGTTCTGCTGGTTCTGCTGGTTCTGGTAAAGATATAAATTGGGAAGTAAAGGGTTACATAAATTAAGGAGATAATAATGGAAATAAAAGCACAATTAAACAAACCTTATACAGAAGAACAAAAACTTGATTTTATAGTAGTCAATAACCACCAAAACGGCTATGAGATAAGAGAAACAGAAACCGAATTACAGGCTTGGGGATTAACAGCAGAAGAACAGGCAGAAAAAGACATTGCCGATAAACAGACTCAAGTTCGTGCTGTTCGTGAGCAGTATTTTTCTGAATATGTGGACTTCTATCAGTCTAAACCTCTTTACTGGGAAGAACTAGATGAGGAGTTTAAACAGCAAGTATCTGACTACCGGAACTACCTAAAAGACTACACGAAACAAGAGAACTGGTGGGAACAAAATCCGTTAAACTTTGAGGAATGGAAGTATGACGAAAGTACAGACTAACGCACAAGGCAAGGTATATATAACATCAGGTGGCAAGGCTCTACTCTCATCAAGTAGGAGTAACACGATATAATCTGCCCTTGGGTAGGTTCTGTTGCCATGCCGGCACATACTGTATAAAAATAAAGGAGTAGGGGAATGAATTGGGAACAACGTCTTGAATTTCACGAGGGTTTTAGGAGTATGCCATATTACTGTAGTCAAGGAAAGCTAACCATAGGCATAGGACACAATGTTGAAGCTCGGCCATTTACCGAAGAGGAAAAGAAAGCTATCGGCGATTGGAAAAAAGGCATTACCAAAAATATGGCTTATATGATACTCCGCAACGATATGGAGATTTGTTTCAAGGATTTGCGTAAGCTAGGCTTTTGGTATTATCTTGACAGTGAAAGACGATATGCACTTTTAGATATGTGCTTTCAACTCGGATACGAGGGATTGAGCAAATTCAAGAAGATGCTCGAAGCCATTAGAGTTAAGAACTATGAGGAAGCTTATAAGCAATGCTTGGATTCCGCCTATCATAGGCAGACACCGAAAAGAGCCGAGAGAATTGCTAAATTGATAAAGACGGGGGTTTGGGAGATATGAAATATTTTGATATTGATAGGGCATGGAGCTATCTTTTGGGTGTATTACTGTCTTTTTTTGAGCCTATCTATGTGACAATATTGTGGATGCTGATTTTTATTGTTGTAGATATGGCAACAGGAATATATGCGGCTTATTGCAAAGGGGAAAAGATAACCTCTCATAAAATGCAAAGGACAGTTATTAAGTTTTTGATGTACGGATGCACAATCGTACTTCTTGAGGGGTTTGATAAGTATTTAATCACGTTGGTAGACTGCGGTTTATCTAAAATCGGTGCTACGATAATCTGCGGTATTGAACTCTATTCTATATTTGAGAACTGCTATAAGGCAACTGGAAACGTGGTCTTTAAGGTTCTGACACAATTCACCAAAACTAAACTTGAAGATAAGACAGGAGTAAAAATAGATGAGTAATGTATTGATTTGTTTGCTTTCAAGTCTTTTATGGCGTGTGCGTGGTGGTTTGAAAATTAAAGGACATAAGATACCGTTAAATAAGATATGGTTTGCATTGTTCTATGCCGGAGCATTTTGTTACCTCACAAGTTTTAGTTTGAACGTTTGGGCGGTTGTTTCTATTGCAACTCTTGTGGCTTACCAAGAATACGGATGGGGTGAGTATGTCGGGTGCTTACTCTGTGGAAGCAAGCCATCGGAACGGTCTGATTGCGACTTGGTAGATGATATTGTTGACAGTATTAAGGTTACGATTAATTCTCGTGATATAAAGATTTGGAAGTGGACAATTCATATACCGAAAATTGAATGGAAATTAACCGACTTTCCGGTATTATTCGGGTGGTTAGGTTTATCCCTGCGTGGCGGTATAATGAGTTTCACTATCGGCTTGGCAATGCAGAATATACCGTATATGTTCACCGGTCTTGCTATGGGAACCGTCTATTGGCTTGGTGGTCTTGTTTGTAAATATATTATAGATGACGGCAAATGCGGTTGGCGTTGGGCAGAGTGGTTATATGGACTTTATATGGGAATCGTGCTATGCGTTATCTTTTGACGTTTTTTTTAGTCTGTAGTGTGGTATTTGGCTTTTTGGCATACTACTATAATCAAAGAGCAAACTCATACTGTGAGCTATGGAAAAACAGCGAAGCAAACAATGATGTTTTAATAAAAGCAAGGAGAAAAGACTATGAGGACAAATTGGAAATCAGCCGGAAAAACAGAGAACTCGAGGAAGAAGTCAAAAATGATAAATCTACTTTTGATTGGAACTTTCCTATTGGTAATTCTCCTGTTATTCTGCGGTTGCAGTCCTCAAATTAAGTATGTAGAAGTCGAGCGTGAGCCGATAACGTGCATTGATGAAATAAAAACCCCTCTTGATATGGCGAAGTGTTTAAATGAGTACAAGGTAAAATATAGATGATCAATGAAAAAAACAGCGAAATCGGTAAAAAACTTACAGATTATGAGAAAAAATCACAAAATCGTGAGGAAAAATTGCTTTTTCCAAAAGAAGAATGGAATTCGCTTGTTGTGTGGCATCCGGTAAGCAATATCCCAGTAGAAGAAATTTACAAAGATTTGCCGGAAGTGAAAGATTACCACGACAGTTATTGTCGAGTGTGGGGATTAAAAGACAAGGGGAGATAAATTTTTCCACATAACCCCCAGTTAATTGACTTTCGGTGAGATTCTGCTATAATAATAATGTCTTGTATGAGGCAAGCTTTTTTAACTTGGTGCGCTTGCCGTAAAAGGTGGGCGCATTTGATGTTTAAAGATAAGATTGGAACAGAATTGAAGTATAAGCATATCTACATTTGTTATGCCGGCAAGTATATCGGAGCGTATAACCCATATACGAGAGAAGTGGTCGGCTACGAAATAAGTGATAAGTTTGTGCCTTTTGTTCAAAAAATAATTAAAGACTTCCCAGAATATACACCGCATAACGTTATTAACGAGGGAATATCAGAGTTAATCAGAAGAAAAGTTTTAATGGATATTGCCAAGAAAGAATTGGAAAAAACTCGTGATTAGCGTGTTACAACTTTGCTACACTTTTGTTACAGCTTCTATAAAACGACTCGACAATTTTCAGCATTTTTTAGCATTTTTGTTACAACTTTGATTTCTGATATTTTGGATTAGATAATAAAAAAACCTTGTAAAAACAAGGCTTTGAAATGGTGCCGTTTAGTGGACTTGAACCACCGACCCACGCATTACGAAAGAGGTTATCTAGGTTTATAAGTGTTTGTTTTGCTTATGTTTTTATGCTACATCTTTAAGAATTTTACAACTTTGTTACAACTTTACTCAAAAACAGACATTAATGCTTGCCGTTTTTCATCATCCAAAACGTGAGCATATTTTGTGGTGGTCTTTATATCCGAATGGCCTAAAATCTGTTGTGTAAGCTTTAAGTTTCCTGTCTTTTTTAATATCCAAGTGGCAGCCGTATGTCTTAATGTGTGAAAATTAGTATAAGGCAGTCCGGCTTTTTTTAGTGCTGTGTGCCACGATCTTTTTATATCTGTTATATGTTTTCCACCAAAAGTAAAAACATACTCACAAACCTTTGGTTGAGATTGAAGAATTGTTTTAAGCTTGTCTATTATCGGGATTGATAAGTTTTTACCGCCGTCTTTTGTTCTATCCTTTACCTTTATATTTATAAGGTTGTTTTTGAAGTCCAATTCTTCCCATTTTAAGTTTAAGAGATTTGATCGCCTTAATCCGGTATATAATGCCGTGTAAATGATAGGCTTTAAGTGAGGGGCAGAATTATCGATAATCTTTTGTGCTGTTTCCCAACTATCAAGGTATTTTACATTTTCGGCTTTTTCTTTAAGTTTGAATCGGGATATTTTTATTCTTGGTACGTTATATCCCCAAAGCTCCATTTTATTTAATAAAGATGATAAAAGCATTAATTCTCGGTTTACGGTGGCATTAGCGACTTCGTGCTTTCGTGTATCCACCATTTGAGAAATAGCTATATTTGAAATTTCGGATAAGTTCTTAATATTAAGGTGTTGTTTTAAATTATTAAGTCTTTGCAAGACTTCTAAAGGTCGAGATAAGTATTTGCCGTGTCGGTCATAAAATAAGACACAAGCCTTTTCAAGAGTTATGCTTGTTGTAGGTGTGGGGTTGTCTTGGTAGCATTGGTTGATTTTTTCAATAACTTTTCTTTCCGCAACCGCTCTTTCTCTTGTGCCAAGAGTTCCACGATAGTGGTAGGTTTGTCCATCGGAGCGAACGAAATGGATATAGGCGTACCAAACTCCTCTGTATTGGTATAATCTATAAGGTTCTGTGTGTTTCTTTGCCACCTGTCCAAGTCCTCTGTATTAAATAATCTGCGCTTGGATGGGCAAATAAATGGAATTAACCCCTTATTTACAGCCGATTCAAATAAGTATCTTCCTATATTTAAGTATCCACACGCTTGTTTCTGATTTAAAAGCATTATTTTCTCCAAGTGTCAAGTTTAAAAAGGTGGGCGGTTAGTTTTTGAATCTTTAAGTTGTACCATTATCGGTCAGACCGCCCATTTGTATTTAACCAACGTAGCTTTACTGCTAAATTGGATGCACATTGTTTCTTTGCCTTTTCGCAAGGGTTTTCTCCCCATACAGTATTGATATTGCAGAAGTGGATATATGTATCATCCAACACCTCTTTGCCTAGCTTGTCGGGGTAAATCTCGGTTGTATCGGCATCCAGTTGATGCTTAACAAAAGAAACACATCTCTGTATGCCGGTTATTTCTGGAACATCAAGTACGTCTTGAAAGTAAATATTGCCCTTGTCGTTACATACGAGCATACTCGTATAATCTTCGGTGGATTTAACATAAATTTGTGCTATCATTTACTTCTCCTATCCTTGAAAAAGCGATTATTTGTAAACCATCTTTTTCATATCTTTTTCTTAATTCTTCAAATGCTTGCGCCGTTGGTTCGCCGTTTAAATCAATATATTCAACTGTAAACGCAGGCACTTCTACAAAAGACGGAAACTGACAAATAGATTTAGTGCTTGTAATCATATATCTTGTCATTTGTTCAACTCCTCTATTTTTTTGAGTGCTTTCTCGGCTTGCTTATAACCATACTCTTTTTTCCATCTTTCCTTAGAAGCAATCGGACACTCATCAAGAGTATTAGGTTTATATGTATTATACCAATTATCTTTATCAGCATATTGTTTTAAACACTTAACCGCTATATCCAACTGTTTCTGCAAACGCTCAATTTCCTCAAGTCTTTCACCATTTTTAATCATCTCATCTTTTATGATTTCTTTAAAAAGTTCATTTTCTTTTGTGGTTGTTTCCAATTTGGAAATAGCTTCTACTAGGACATCACTTGACCGCTTTCCGTCATTAGTGGTGGGTAAATCATCTTGTGATTTTACTGTGTTAGGATTTGTTGACATTTAATAACTCCTCTCTCGCTTGTTCAATCTCTTTTACTGGTAAACCCTGCATAACCATATCACAAAATAGACCACATTCGGGTATATCTAAGTCGGTGTGATAACCCTCATCAGGTTTTAAGTCTTTCAGATATAAAGGTTGTCCGTTTTCTTTTAATACTGTGTGCTTGGTGGATATTTCTACCTCTGACGTGGCATTAAACACTTCGGGGAAGTCTACCCTTATTTTATTCCAATAGCCTTTTCCTGCCTTAAAACAGCCAATACAATTATTGTTATGATAGCCTAACTTGTACATCATAGGTATTTCAATGCAAACGGCTTTTAGCTTTTTAAGGCAGTCCTGCTTGTTTAATCTATGCTCTATCAACGGAAAGTAGCAGTTTGGTGTTTGTTGTTCTTTCCAACGTAAAGCTCGGTTGACTTCGTGTTTAGTATATTCAAACCCTAAAACGTGGATTGTATCATCAGGGTATAAAGGCATAATCTGTTTTTGCCTAACCTCTTTTTTAAGATACTTCGCGCAGGGCGCACCATAAGGGGTATTAAACAGCTCTTTTCTTGCGACATCAAGCGGACAAGAAAACTTTGGACTTCTTGCTATGTTGATTTTTCTTCCATACCAACTCTCACAATCAGCGATAAACCTTTTGTTATCTTCGTGTTCTCCTCCTGTTTCAAGATACCATAAATCAATATCTTTTCCCTCGTCTATGGCTATTTTACAAGCAACGGCAGAAGTAACTCCGCAAGAAAACCAACCTATGTATTTAGGATTGTGGCTCATCTTCTACCTCTCTCTTTCTTTTCAGCGCAATACCAAGCAATTCTCTCGGTTATGCAACAACATAACATACCTAAAACAAAGCAACCAACTTTGTTTATGTCAAAGTAGTCTATTGTTAGCATAACAAATACTCCTACAAAAAAACTGTAAATAAATCTAAATATATATATCATTTCTTATTCTCCGTTTCAAACAGTTGCTCTATCCATTCTTTTGTTTTTTTAAGTTCTTTTTTCATCTGTAATTTATACCAATATCCTTTTGCGTTAGATAATTCATTTTCAACCCATTTTTTATATTCAAGTGCGCTTTTATATTCTTCTTCAAATGTTGGCTCGTGTTCTCTAATACAACTCATTTCACACTCCTTATAGCCGTTAAAGAATTTCTTGCGTAGGTGATTCTATTAAACGTAGGACTTGGATTATTACAAATTACAAATAAATCCTCTGTAGCTATCTTTAACTGTTTCCGAAGTCTGTTATTTTCCTTAACAAGTTGATTAAAGAAGTCAGAACATTGTCTAGGACAAGGGTGATTTTCTCCGTATAGTTCGCAGTCCTT